ATGAGCGCCTCCGACTGCCCGACCCCCAAGGAGGTGGCTCGGCTCGGCGCGGCGGTGGACGCCGCGCGCCGCGTCGTCGCTGTTGTCGACACGCCCACCACGTACGCGGGTCAGGACGAGCACCTCGCCCGTCTGCGCGTGGCGCTCGCCGAGGCCCACGCGGCGCTCGCCGCGGTGCATCCGTCCGCGCCCGCGTCCGTCCAGGACTGGGCGGAGCTGCAAGCCGCCGTTGCTCCCTTCCTCCAGCTCGCCGTCGACAGGCTGGCGCGGCGCTCGTGGGAGCCGGTCCCGGACGAGGCCTGTCGGCGCCTGCTGCGCGCCTTCGGCCACGAGCTGCCGGCGACGCCGGGAGGAGAGGTGCGCCATGGGTGAGCCCACCCGCCTCACCGACGAGCATCGCGAGCAGCACTTCCACCGAGGCCTCGCGCTCGAGCGCGCTCTGGCCGAGTTGCCCGCCATCAAGGAGCGATTCCTCGCGGCCCTGGCACGCCAGGAGGAGGCGCTGCGCACGCAGCACACCCGGGCAATGGCGGCGGCCACCACGGGCGAGGATCCGGACGCCCAGGCCCACCAGCAGGACTTGGCGCTGGACACGCCCGCGCTGTCGACGAGCCCGAATGCCTCTCCCTGGAAGGACGAGCAGCCAGACCCGGAGCCGCCCAGGGGCCCGGGACGCCCGCGGCGGCGCCCGGCCACCGAGGCCAAGGGGGAGAAGCGCGCCGGAAAGGCAGCGTCCGCGAGGACGGCGACGGTCGCGGAGGCCTCGGCCGCGCCAGTGGAGGACGACGCCGTGCCGGCCCCGGCAGTGCCCTGCTGCACCTGCGGCGACTCGCTGGCGGACCACACGAGCCCGCAGGGGGCGGTCGGCGCCTGCCGCGCGAAGAAGTGCCTGGCGAAGCCGCGGTGCCGAGCCTTCCAGCTCGGCCGGGTGCTGGGCTGGACGCTCACGTGGCAGGGCGGGTGGAGGGAGACGAACGACAAGCCCGTCTTCTTCCTCTCGCAGCGCGAAACGGACATCGCCAAGCACGGCCCGCTCCTGCCCCAGGAGGGCGGCCTCGTCTACGTAGACCCGGTTCGCCTCGGGCGCGGTACGGACGTGCTCGCGGTGGCGCGCGCGAAGGGGGAGTGGTCGTGCGTGAAGGGACTGCGCGGCGTGCCCCTGCGCGTGCTGGAGGTGGTGGCGCGCGTCCTCGCCGAGTCCTCCCCGGCAGCTCCTGCCGCGCCCGTCTCCGCGCGGGAGAAGTACCTGGCCGAGACGCGCGAGCGCTTCCCCCACTTCACGGAGGACGAGGTGCTCCGCCATGTGGAGAACTTTCTGAGAATCGATGGGCACCCGCTGGCGGCGCCACCGGCGTTCTCCGGACTCGATGCCACGGCCCTCCTGGACGCGCACCTGGGCGCCCGGGAGGAGGAGCGGGAGTACAAGGACGAGCTGGAGGTGACTGGGACGGACAGCGCCTGCGGCTCCTGCGACGCCCGGGAAGGCCCGCGGGCTCGGTTGAGCTTCTCCCGCCACAGCCGTCCCCGCGGAGTGAAGACGTGGCGCGCGGACAAGGATTCGCGCTGCCTTGGCATCGGCTTCAACCTCTGGTTGTGCTCGCGCTGCTGCACCCCGGAGGCACTCGCCGAGAAGCGCCAGACGCGTGAGCGCGAGGCGACGACAGTGGAAGGGGATGACACTCCGAGCGAGTGCGACGGGTGCACCAGCGAGTTCCCCGCCTCGCAACTGCAACCGGTGGGGCCCGAGGATGCGCGCGGTTTCTACTGCGAGGTGTGCCGGGCGGAGATCGCCAACACCAGCCCCACGCCCGTGCCGACGGCGGCCCCGGCTGCCACGTCGAGCGCGCCTGCGGCGTCTCCGCCGCCGTCCATGCCCGAGAATGGCCCAGGCCCCGAGGAAGGCGTCCCGCTCGACTCCGTCAACCTGGAGGAGGTGACGGACCTGCGAGACGTGCTGTGCCTGCTCAAAGGCTCGCAGGGGAGTGCCCCCCGTGCCGCACGCCTGCGGCACATCGTGTCCGTGCTGGCGCTGTCCGCACGTGAGGAGTCGTGGAGCCACCTCGCCGGACACGAGCCGTGGATTGTCGTGCTGCACCCCACGGCCACTCGTGGGGAGGTGTGGCTGAGCTACGACAGACGGGCGCTGGGCACGGCGGGGCCCTGGCTATGGGACGGGGAGGCGCTCACCCGTGCCGGGGACTGGGCGGCGCCCCGGAAGGGGCACACCAAGGGTAAGTCCGCCGAGGAGGCGCTGCGCCTGCTTGAGCCCGCGCTGCGGGCGGTTCTCACCGCGCTTGGCCCCGGAGGTGAGGCGTGACGACGTGGCGAGCACGGCGCGCGTCGCCGGGGGACCCCATGCTCAAGGGCCCGTTGAAGGGCAGACGCCGGTACCGCCCGGCCGGCGCCCCCATCATCGTGGACCTCTTTGCTGGCGGGGGAGGCGCCAGCACCGGCATTGAGGCGGCGCTGGGTCGAGCGGTGGACGTCGCGGTCAACCATGACGAGTTGGCGTTGCGTGTCCATGGGGTGAACCACCCGCGGACGGTGCACCACGTCGCCAGCCTCTGGGAGGTGGAGCCCCGCGTGGCCACGGCGGGCAGGCCGGTGGCGCTCCTGTGGGCGAGTCCCGACTGCACCCACTTCTCCATCGCCAAGGGCGCCCGGCCGCGCGAGCAGCGGATCCGCGCGCTGGCATGGGTAGTGCGTGACTGGGCGCGGGAGGTGGAGCCGGAAGTCATCATGCTGGAGAACGTTCGCGAGTTCCTCGACTGGGGGCCCCTGTACCCGGACGACTGGCCGGAGGAGGAGCTGCGCGGCACGCCCATCCCCGAGCGCAAGGGCGAGACGTTCCGGCAGTTCGTGGGCAACCTGGAGGTGCTGGGCTACCGCGTGGGCTGGCGTCTCCTCGATGCCTCCCACTTCGGTGCCCCCACGCGGCGCGTGCGCCTGTTCCTGGTGGCTCGTCGTGACGGGCAGCCCATCTCCTGGCCCGAGGCAACTCATGGCCCGGGGAAGCTGCCATTCCGCACGGCGGCCGAGTGCATCGACTGGAGCCTGCCGTGCCCGTCCATCTTCGAGCGCAAGCGGCCACTGGCGGAGAAGACGCTCTGGAGGATCGCCGAGGGACTGCGCCGCTTCGTCCTGGAGAACCCTCGGCCCTTCGTCGTGGGCTGTGGGGGGCGTGCCGGCCAGACGCCTCCCACCGCTAGTGACGCTCCCCTCGGCACCATCACCAAGAAGAACGACCGGGCGCTCGTCACACCCACCATCATTCCCATCGACCAGCAAGGCTCGCGCGGGTCAGGTGCGGCGGCGGACGAGCCACTGTCCACCGTCGTCACGAAGAGCCGTCACGCCCTGGTGGCCCCGACGCTAATCCAAACCGGGTACGGAGAGCGCCGGGGCCAGGCGGCGCGTGTGCCTGGCCTTCACGTGCCGCTCGGAACAGTCGTGGCCACGGGCCAGAAGCACGCGCTCGTCGCCCCCTTCCTCGCGAAGCACTACGGCGGTGTGGTGGGCCACGGGGTGACGCAGCCGATCGGCACCATCACCGCGACGGACCACCACTCGCTGGCGGCTGCCACGCTGGTGAAGCTGCGCGGTACATGCACCGGCTCGGACCTCGAGGAGCCCATGCCGACGCTCACCGCCGGAGGGAACCACGTGGCCGAGGTCCGGGCCTTCCTCACCACCTACTACGGCGAGGGCTCGGCAGGGCAGCGTCTGGACACGCCCCTGCGCACCATCACCGCCAAGGCGCGTCTGGGCCTCGTCACCGTCGAGGGGCACGACTACCAGATCAGCGACATCGGCATGCGCATGCTCGAGCCCCACGAGCTGCTGCGCGCGCAGTTCGGCCGCTTCGCCGAGCACTACGACTTGAGCGCCTGCACCACGAAGGCGGATGCGGTGCGGCTCATCGGCAACAGCGTCTGTCCGGAGGTGGCCGAGGCCCTCGTGAGCGCCAACCTGGGCGAGCGGGTACCCGCGAGGGAGGCTGCATGACCTCGGCGCCCATCATCACCGAGCAGCGGCTCTTCGCCGTGACGCTCCGCCGCCCGTGGGCCGCCCTCGTGGCCCTCGGGGTGTGCCCCGTCATCAGCCTGCCGTCGGCGGACGAGTACCTCTTCGGGGAGTACGTCGCCATTCACGCGAGCGCGGAGGAAGACAGCCGCGCAGCGGAGCGGCTCGCCCTCGCCCGGGCCGAAGTGCCCGAGCACGAGCTCGCCCAGGTGACGGACGCCGTGGTGGCCGTGGCCCGTGCGCGGCGGCTGGAAAGCATTTCTCCGAGCCTCGCACCGGCGCTATCGCCCTGGGCGCATGGTTCCGTCCTGCTTTGGGTGGACACGCCCGTGCCCATTGCCCCGGTGCCCACGCGGGGCGGCCGCTCCATGTGGACGCCCCCGGAGGAGCTGCGCGTGCGGCTCGGCCGCGCCTACCGGGACGCGCGAGCAGAGCAGAAGGCGTTGGCCCGCGCCGCCCAGTGGAATGAGGAGCTGGAGGCCCAGCTGTCCCGGGTGCTCACCGTGGACGAGCCGGGCCGGGCCCGCGGCCCCGCACCCTTCATTCACACCGCCCTGCACAGCGTCCTCCCTGCCCAGCGGGTGCAGCGCCTGGTGCCTTGTGCTCACTGCGGCCGGCTGTGGAGCGGCGGCGGCCCGGGGCGCTTCCATTCGTACCGGTTGCCGAGCGCGAAGTGCGAGGAGCCGGGCTGGCCGCGCTGCTCCCACGGGACGCCCCACTTCGCGGACTGCCGCTGGACGGTGCCCGTGCCCCCTCCCTGCTGCCGGACACAGACAGGAGCTGCGGCATGACGTGCCACGCGGACGTCGCCACCCTGCGCGCGGAACTGGCCGCGGCGCTGGCTCGGGCCGAGCGGGCCGAGGCCACGTTGCACCTGCAGGCCCAGGCGCTCGTCACCCTCACCGCGCGCCTCGGGGATCCGGCCACAGTGCCTCCACCGCCCGCGTCACGCTCGGACAGCGTGACGGAGGTGCGTGACGCGTCACGCGTGACGCGTCACGCCCCCAGCGTGACGCGCGTCACGGACCCGGGCATGACGGAGGCCCAGGAGAACGAGCGCCGAAAGGCTCAGGCGGCAGCAAGATCAAGGGCTTACCGACTACGCCAACGCCTCGTGACGGCCGAGCGTGACAGCGTGACGCGTGACGTGATGCAGGAGGAGGAGAAGAAGAAAGAAATAACTACACCTCCTCCTCCCTCCGTCACGCTGGCGCCCGTCACGCCCGTCACACCGCCGAGGATCGGACGCCTCACCGTGACGCGCGCGGCGGCTGCCCGGGAGTACCGAGCGCCCATGCCCACGGCCCACCTGCCTGCCGAGGTGCAGGCGCTGCGCGAGGCCTGGCAGACGCTCGTGGTGGGCTCGGGGCGCGGTTTCGCTCCGTGGCCCGAGCGCACCTCGGTGGCCCTCCTCGCGAACGCGGAGGCGGCGTTGCAGGAGCGGCCGCTCGAGGAGTGGCGCGAGGTGTTCGCCCGGGTGCCGCGCTCCCCGCTGTGCCGGGGGGAGTTGCGCACCCGCCGGACGGCCGACCTGCTGTGGATTCTCCGGGGCACCTGCCCCGATGGGCACACGCCCGCGGACAAGCTGCTGCACGGGGGGTGGACGCTGGACCCGAAGACGCCCACCGAAGCCTCGCCCGAGGAGCCGAAACCGGAACCTCTGGCCCAGGCTCTACCCGGGGACAGCCCCGCGGGGACTGCGTGGCGGCAGGTGCTCGCGTCCCTGGGTGGGCAGGGCTTCAAGTACGCCGTGAGCCAGCTCGAGCCGCTGCGCCCGCGGGAGGTGGCGAACGGGGTGCTGGTGCTCTCCGCCGGAGACAGGTTTCGCCGGAGCTTCGTCGAGGAGCACTTCGGCCCTCTCGTGCGCGAGCACGCGGGGTGGTGCGGCCTTGCCGGGGTGCGCGTGGACGTGGGGGAGGGCGAGCCATGACGCACGGCCAACAGCGCCTCGTGTTCCTCGCGCACGTACTCCTCGCCTGCGCACTCTTTGGCACCCCGGGCGAGGCGCCCCGGCTGCTCTCCGCGGGGAGCCTCGTGGCCTCGCTGCTCGGCCTCACCCGCGCGGTGGGCGAGCTGCGCCGGAGGCGGCCATGAGGTACGCCGCCCAGAGGGACAAGGCCGAGCCCGCCGTGGTGCGGGCGTTGCAACTCACCGGGTGGACGGTGGTGCCGGTGTCCGCCCCGGGCTTCCCGGACTTGCTGTGCGTGCGCCGCGGCGTGGTGGTGCTGCTCGAGGTGAAGAGCAAGGGTGGGCGGATGCAGCCCGCCCAGGTGGAGCTCCACGCCCGGCTGCGCGTGGCGGGCCTCGCGGTGGCCGTCGTCACCACGCCCGAGGAGGCGCTGGCGGCCGTGCGCGGCGACGTGCAGCGCACCGCCCTCACCGAGCCCGCGAAGCGCCGGGGTAGCGCGGGCCGCACCCTCGCCGAGCTCGCCACCCCAAACACTCTCAACCCAGGCAGGAGGAGGACATGAGCTGCTTTCAGCGCCCCAGCCGAATCACCTGCGCGTGCGGCACGGTGGTGAAGGTGGGCCCGAAGGGCATGGTGCCCTGGCGTTGCCGCACGTGTGTGTACAAGCACAAGCTCGCCCGGGCGAGAGGGGAGACTCCGCCCTCCCGGCCCGCCCACCTGGTGGCGGCGGAGCGGAGTGAAGAGCTCGGCCCCGCGCGCCCTCTGCTGGGCCTCACTGCGGCGGAGTTGAGCGCCTGGCGCCACCGGAGGATTGTCGAGTTGTACCAGCGCGAGCCGGAGCTCTCAGTGGACGCGCTCTGTGAGCGTTTCGACGTGAGCAAGCAACAGGTGCTGGGCACACTCCAGCGGGCGGGGATCCGCGTCCAGGGCAACGGGCGCACGGCCCTGCCGGCGGGACTTCCTGCCCGGTAATGGACGGACACCAGTGCGGCGAGGACAAGGGCCGGCATGGCCTGTTTCGCCTGTCCCGCCCCTTCGCGCTCCTCCGCTCGCGCGTCTCCGCGCCCGGCGCTCGCCGCCGTCCCCAGCACTACCGCGCAGCAGCCCTTCGCCTTCCTCGCCGAGGTGCCCCGGCGCGAGGTGCGGCGCCGCGAGCGCGCGCACCGGCCCCACCTGCGCGGCCGCACGCCCCCGGCAGCGCAGGTGGGGGCCCAGCTGGTGCTGCCCTTCCAGCGGCCGGCCCGGGGGAAGGGACTGCTGTCCCCCGAACTGGCCGAGGCCATGGAAACAGCCCTGCGCGAGGCGCGGGGCCAGCCGGAGGGCAGCCGCCGGCAGCGCGCCGCGGAAGGGAAGTTGTTGCACCTGCTCACCCCCTTCCTGGAGTCCGAGGCGCGCCGGGCCTGGGCGAGCCATGAGCGCACGTACCTCTCGCGCTCTGACTTGCTGCAGGAGGCCATGGTGCGCGCGCAGAAGCTCTGGAGTGGTTTCGTGCCGGGCAAGGCTGGGCCGGGCCGCACCCTGTACCCCGCGTACGTCGGCCAGGCGGTGCGCCAGCACCTGGGCAACGTGCTCGCGGAAGGCCGCCTGGTGGGGCCCACCCACTGGGGCCGCAAGCTCGCCGCGCGCGCGAGGAAGCGGGTGGAGCGCGAGGAGGTGACATTCGAGGAGGCCCTGGCTACCGAGGGCGCCGACGCGGCCACGGCCCTGGCGCTGGCCCAGGGCGCCACCCGGTGCGAGGAGCGCGAGGCCTCGGACGTGGCCGACACTGGCGGCGATCGTCTCGAGGAGCTCTCCGCCCAGGGCTCCGCGGTGGCTGCCCTCGAGCGTCTCCCGCGCCGGCAGCGCCTCGCCGTGGGCGTGCCCCTGGGTCTCGCTACCCCTCGCCTCAATGACATGCAGCTCGCGCGGCACCTCGGGTGCACCCTCGCGGAGTTGCAGGCGGCGCGCGCGGAGGGCCTCGCGGCGCTGCGCGAGCACCTGGAGGCGGCGTAATGCCTGTCATTGTCGCGAAGAAGGCTGGCACGTGCCGGGCCTGTGGAGGCCTCATTCGCAAGGGCGAGGAGGCGGACTTCTCCGCCGAGCTGGGGGTGAGCCACGTGGAGCCCCAGTGCTCGCGCGGCCCGGTGCGCTTCCGCCCCAACGCACGCGCGGCCGCGTGCGCGTGTGGCTCCTGGGTGAAGGTGGGCGAGGGGCGGCTACGCCTCGTTTCCGACGCCGGCGCCCAGGGTGGGAGCAAGCGCTGGGCGGTGGACTGTGAGCGCTGCGCCCGAGGGTGTTAGCTGTTCGTCTCGAAGGAGATGCCGTCCAGGGGGATCTCCGAGCCGGCCGGGGCGACTACCAACACCCGCCCGTCCGTTTCGATGTAGATGGAGACCAACTGGCTCTGGTTGTGCGTGCGGATGAGCCGCGGTGCCTCGAAGGGACGGCATCCCTCTGGCAGGGTGAAGGCCAGAGAGGAGGTGACGGGGGAGGGGGCGAGCAGCACGCCGCGCAGCTCCACCCGCCCGAAGTCGTCCCGACGGTACCGGACGTCCTGGAAACGCCCGTCCGGCGGCGTGGCCGGGATCCACCTATTCTGGTAGGTGACGCTCGTCCACGAGCCCTGGGCCGGGCGGCGAAGCGCATCGAGCGAGTCCACGGTGAGCGAGCCCGTGTACCCCGAGGCCTTCACCACGGACACCACCACGTACCGGGCGCCATCCGGCACCTCCCGGGCGAGCAGCTGCCGACGCCAGAAGTTGGCGATGTAGATGGACTCCGTTCCACCCAGGTTGGCGTTGTTGACCACCGGCAACGGTGTGGATAGGTCGCTGTAGAAGCGGACGCGCAGAAAGCCAGACACCTGCTGCGCCGTGCCCTGTTTGTACCAGCATGAGAACACCCACTGCTCGCCGGAGCGCACGGTGAAGGCCTGGGCGGTGAGGGTGGCGGCGGCGCGCCCGGCGGGGAACACCACCGAGCGGGCACCGGCGAAGCTGTCCCCGGAGGAGACGGCGTCGAGCCCCCACGTACCGCCGGAGAGAGTGAAGGCGTCGGGCGGGGAGTTGATGTCCACCTGCGCCTCGAAGTCCCCGTTGGGGGGGAGGGCGCCGAAGGAGACGGCCTGGAGCATGCTCTTGGGCGTGAGGTACTGCGGGTTGATGATGACTTCTGGCGAGGCCGGACCCACGTTGCCCTTCTTGTCCCGGCTGCGCACGCGGGCGTAGTAGGTGAGGCCGGGGGCAAGGCCCGTCAGGTCAAAGCGTGTGGAGCTGCTCACCGCCTTGAGGCTCGCGGTGGAGAGGAGGAAGCCCGGGGTGGCGCCCACGTGCAACTCGTAGCTGTCGGCCTCGGGCCCGGTGGTGGCGTCCGGCGCGGTGAAGACGAGCACCGCGCCAGCGATGGCGCCCGTCACCGCGATCCCCGAGGGCGCGGCCGGGCCGGTGAAGGTGGGGGCGGGAGCCACGCCGGGCCGGGCCTCCATGCCGAGCCACGCCCGCGGACTCAGGCTGGGCTTGCCGAGCAGCTGCACACGCGTGGTGCCACCGCTGGCGGAGAGGGAGTGTGTCACCTGGCGCACCGCGAGCGTCTGGGCGTCGACGAAGTGCACCCCGTTGGGGGCGAGGCGCGCCAAGTCGGCCAGCTCGAGCCCGGGGTGTAGCGCCACCTCCACACTCACCCCGAGGGAGGCCGAGGATAAGTCCGCGAGGGCCGCGTCGGCCAGGCGCCCGGCGGCCGCCTGGGAGCGGATGTTGCTCGCGGCCGCCTCGGCCACGCGCATGAAGCGCGGCACCCGCGTGCCGTCCGGGGCGGTGTAGCCGTAGCGCATGGTGGCGGCCACGTCCTCGCGCACCACCGTCTTGCGCTTGGGCTGGCCCGTCACGTCCAAGTCGCTCGCGTCCGAGTACACCACCTCCACGAGTGTCCGCACGTCGGCGAGCGAGGTAGAGAGGGCGCCGAGCTCCGCGTAGTCCTTCGGGCCCCATTCCCACACGGGCTCGGAGGCGCTCCTGTCGGGCACCCACAGCCACAGGCCCCAGTCCCCGGTGTCCGGGCGCAGCTTCCACCGACACTCCGCGCCGCGCGCGGTGGCGAGCTTGGAGAGGGCGTCCGCCACGGGCTCCACGGCCTGGTTGTAGGGGCCGAGGTCCCACGTCAGGTCCTCCGGGACGTAGAGGCCGAAGGCGGACAGGTGCGAGTCATTGAGGATGGACTGACACACCGTTTGGAGGGGCGTGCCCGCGGCGCTGCCGTACTGGTGCTCCTGGCGCAGCCACACGTCCTGGAGCACGCCCGCGAAGTCCCGGCCCTTGAATGTGAGCACCGTGGCGCCCGCGTCCACGTCGTCCACCCTCCCGTAGAAGAGGGGGAGCCAGTCCCCGGGGCCGGGCTCACAGCCCAGCGGGGCGAGGCCCACCTCCACGCGGAAGGTGCGGCCCACGTCGAGCAGCGGGGAGTAGGCGCCGGCGAGGTTGTTGGCGCGCGAGTCCGTCACCAGGGGCGCGAGGGAGAGGCCATTCATCTCGCGCTGCACGCGCACCGTGGCCTGGGCCACGGGACTGTCCAGGGACTCGTCCACGTCCACCCCCTCGAGGAAGTCCCGCTCGAAGAAGGCGGAGAGGTTGTGCCAGGTGGTGCCGTCCGGGCCGAGCACGCGGACGCGGCCCCGGACGGAGTAGCCGGCGTGAGAGGACAGCAGGCGTTGCTGAGACTCAGTGAGTGGGCGCATGCCCGGGAGAAGGGCCGCTCACGTCCCGAAGAGGGTCAAGTCGAAGGACTCCCCCACGGTGGTGAGCAGCGCTTCCGCGCGGCCCGCGCCGGCCTTACCCAGCATGAGTTGCCCTTGGGCAGGGAAGCGGGGCCCCTGGGCCACCACGTACGGCAGGGCGGGCCAGCCGCGCGCGCTGTGCCAGGCGTACAGGTGCGGCACCCACGCTGCGGGCACCGAGTAGGGCAGGGCCACCACGTCGTCGAAGGCGGTGGCAATGCCTTGCATGCCCATGTCGCCCAGTACCAGGTAGCCCTCGTGGCATTGGGCGAAGGGGTAGCCCTCGCTCGCGTTCGCGCGCTGGCCATCGATGTGGAGGGACGGCCCACCGGCGGCGTAGAGGATGTGCCGCCAGGGCCCAGCGCCCTCGCGCACCCAGCCCATGAAGGTGCCGCCCTCGCCCTCGTACCCCTGGGTGCCCACGTTCCACCCCACCACGGTACTGGGGGCGACGCTCAGGCAGGCGCTGCCGTGCCTTGCGCCCACGGTGGAGCGGGTAGCCCCCGCGGTGCTGCTCGGCGCGAGCTCGCGCGAGGTGTACAGGTAGCCCGTGGCGTCCTCGAAGGTGAGCACGTGCCCCGCGCCCTCCACGAGGCCTCGCACCGCCACCGCCTCCGGCAGGGAGAGCAGCCCGCTGGTGAAGCGGAAGTCCTTCTTCTTCACCCGGCCGGTGTCGCGCGGCCAGCCGTTGAAGCTGCGCGTCACCTCGCCGAGCGTCACCGGCTCCCACTCCGAGGCCGTGCACTCCACCGGGACGCCGTTGACTCGCAGGAGGGCCATTACCCGCCCTCCATCGCGTACCGGCCGGGGCTCGCGGTGGTGCCGCGCCGACGGAAGGAGAGGTTATTCAGGTGCTGCTCGAGCTTGGCGAGCGCGCGGCCCGTGTCCTCCCCGGAGACGTTGATGGTGTGGATGGAGATGCCCTGGGCGGCTGCCTGCGCGGGCGCGGATTGGGTGGTGCTCGGCGCCAAGCCAGCCGGCAGCAGGGGCGAGGTGCGCGCGTCCTGGGCCTCGAAGCGCCGCTGCGCCACGCGCCACGCCGCGGGCACGTTGGTGAGGCTCTCCGTAGCCTCTTGCAGCGCCTTCGTGTTCTTGACCGTGGCCGCGGTCTCGTTCGCCTTGGCCTTGGCCTGCTCCAACGTCATGTCCCGCAGGTCGCGCATGCTCTTCTCCAGGTCCTCCACCGGAGCCTTCGCCGACTGCAGGCTGTCCGCCCAGTCGCTGAGGAAGGCGAGCGGCTTCGCGCCGAAGATGGAGATGTCTCCCAGTGCCCTCAGCACCCACTGGACCGCGCTGACAATGGCGTTCCACGCCTGGTAGAGGCCCCACACGACGCTCATGATGATCAAACTCACCCATCTGAATGCCTCGAATAGCGCCGTCATGATGGGCCCCCCTAACAGAGAGAGCGGATTGAGAAGTACGGAGAAACCCTGGACGACCAACTCGAGGAAGGGGCCGAGCGCGCTCAGCATGTCGCCGATGATGACCAGTGCCGGGGCGAACGGCTCCAGGGTACCCGCGAGCATGCTGAATAGCGGGGCGAGGGGGCGGAGCGCCGCGTCCAGCACACGCGAGACGGCTCCAAGCAGCCCCTGCAGCGGCGCGAGGACCTGCCCCAGGACGTTGGCCACCTGCTGAAGGATGGCATTCACCATTTCGATGACCGCGGCGAATCCCTCGGACTGGGTGAGCAACTCCAACACCACCGCGGCCACCGCACCCCAGGCTCCGCCCGCCTGGGCCCCCTGCTGGGCCGACTGTATGACCCCCTGGAGGTTTCCGAGGCGCGAGGTGAACTGAGCTACCAGCGACTGTCGGGCGGACTCCACGGCCTCCGCTAATACTCGAGCATGCTCTTTGGCCGCGTCACGTAGGACGCGCGCGTGCTCGTTGAAGGCTTCCTGGTAGAGAGTGGTGCCCCGCCGCCCCAGTTCACGAAGCTTCTCGAAGTCGGCTTTGCCGACAGCGCTCGGCTCCCGGTCGAACGCGGGCACGTCCTCGACCGTGTTGGGATCCCCAATGGTCGGAAGCAACTTCTTTAGCTCCGCCATAAGGCGGTCGGGGAAATCCGCCAGACCGGAATCCCGGAGAATGGCGCTCAGGCCGACGGTGCTCCGCTTGACTCCAAATCTTACACCATCGATCACTCCATCGCGCGCAGACAAAAATGCATCGATTGGGGCCGCGAGTGCCTTCTTCGCCGCCTCTGCTGTTTCCTCCATTTTTTCGTCGATGTACTTGGCGACGCCCGTCGCGGTCAGGTTCTGGGCCAGAGCGAAATTATCCGCAAGCGTATTCCGACCAAGGAATCTGGCCACGGATTCACCAAACTTGGCTATCGACCGAACCCTCACGGTTAGAGCCTCAATAAGGGTGGAAATAAGGCCAACGGCGAAGTTCTTGGTGGACTCAAATACTCCCAGTAGCGCATCCCTGATGTCGCTCGCGAGACCTACGATCGACGTGCCCATGTTCTCTACCGAGTCCTTGAGTCCAGTGGATGTGTCATTCCAAGCATCGTAAAGGGACCCCGCGAGCAGCGCCAGCCCCGCGACGGCGGCTGCGAGAACAAGAACCGGTAGGGTGACCGCAGCGATCTTTGGGAGTACCGATGCGAACGACGATGACAATTGTCGAGCCATGTCCGGCAATGTGGAGATTCTTCCACGGAGCGACGCCAAGCCCTCCGACATGTGGTGGATGTGGTATCCGATAGGGGCTCGCACGAACGCATTGAAGTAGGTCAATGCGCCGCCGGCGCTCTTGGCGATGGCCGCGAGATTACCCGCCAGTGCAGGGCCCACGGCTCGGGCGGCTTTGGTGAGCACTACGGTGCCATCAGCAAGGGACTTAAAGACGAGCATCAGGCGAGACGTGGCCATGCCCACCGTGCCCAAGACAGCCGCGTTCCGTACAAACGCGATGATGCTGGCCTTGGCGTCGGCGCTGAGGCCGCGCCAGGTGGCGGTGAGCGTGCGGACAACCTGAGTGAGTTCACGGACCAGAGGCAGGAAGGTGCGGCCGACCTCCACCGCGAGCTGCGACACGCTGTCCTTCAGCGCGTCGCCAGCCCTCTGTGCTTCGGCGCAGTGCTCGGCAGCCGCTGCTACCGCAGCTCCGGCAACGGCGGAGACCGCGAGTAGGTTCTCCGAGAACCCGCCAATCGCGTCCGCCGCTTCCTGCATCGCCTTGCCGATGGCGTCGGCCGCCTCCTCTACGTCCTTGAGCAGTTTGTCGACACCTTTGGAGAACTCGCTCAGGGACGCACTTACCGCGACGAAGACATCTCCGACCTTCAGGGCTCCACTCATGCTCGGAAGAAGGGTTGGCGAGCCGCAGGATCGCACTGATGCGTCCTGCTTCCAGGGAGGATGGCGTCGATCAGTTACTTCCAGTTGATACCTACGCCAAACTCTGCTGTTGCGGGATCCCAGCCGTAGGTGATGACGAGAGTGCCACTCGCTCTGGTGTCGATGTCTTTTGTCCTGAAGTTCTTCCACTCTCCCAAGGACATAACGGCAATGTGGATGGCGACGCGCTGATCTCTACGCCACCTCAGCGCTTCCACGAATGTTTTGGTGGTGTAGCTGGCGACGCGCTCTTCGTTGATGACCCGGAAGTCCTCTTCGCTGTCAGGGAGAATGACATCAATGCGAAATATCGACGCAGCATAGTGGTTGTCGATCACTATGTTGGCCGTTTCCAGAGGGGCGGCACGAAGGGATTGAAGAATCCGTTCCCGCTCGTTCAATTCCGCTTGGCGGCGTTCCTCGTCAGCTCGCCGTTCCTGCTCAATGCGCCGCGCCTCCTCGGCTGCGGCTTCCGCCTTCTTCTGGGCCTCCTGTCGGGCCGCCTCGGCCCGCGCCTGAGCCTCCTGTTCGCGCTTCGTCTCGGCTGCTGCCCAGAGAGCATTGGCCTTGTCGCATCGGCTCGTCTGGACAAAGCCAAGAGCAGATGAGGCCGCAAAAAACGCGGTCGTTGCAATTATACTGATGAGCCCAGTTTGGCGGGTCTCCTGGTCCGTTTGCGATGTCGGATCGAAACGATCCACCACGAGACCGAGACTCCCAAGGGCGAGAATGGCTCCACCGACGGCGGCGTCTACCTTTGGCGGGGTCCGGTCCGTCGTGCACCGAGGTGCGGCGTGCAGGGGGCGATAACCCGATGGCGGACCGCGCGTCTTGATAAAAGAACAGCCGGGCGCGGCGGTCAGGACAAGTAGGCAGCTCGCGACGACGCGGAGGGGCGAAGAGGGGTGGGACATGGGCGGCGACCCTGCCATGTCCCGCGCGACGCTGCAAAGGAGCCAAAAGACCCCTTGCACCGCCTTCACACCGTGGGCTTCAGGGTGTACCGGATGATGCGCTGGCGGCCAGCGCCCGCCCTCGGTGCCGAGCTGGAAGGCGGGGGTCCGCTGTCCTGGCGGATGGACTCGTTCTCCAGTTGGGCGTCCGCGGCGAGCTCGTACACATAGGAGAGGGGCTGGCGGAGCATCTCCTCGTGCGTCCATCCTGCGAGACGGGCGACCCGGATGACGAGCCCATGGACCGGGTCGCCCGTCAGTTTCCCTTGGCGCCCTCCAGGGCCTTGGCGGGACTGATGGCGGCCATGCATGCATCGGCCACCTCGGCGAGCCCGGGCCAGTCGAGCGCCTCCTCCGGGGTGAAGAGAGAGGTGACGGCGTTGGGGAGGAAGACGCACGTGGCCACGACACGCGCGCGGAAGTGCAGACCGGCCTCGTGGTTCTTCTCCTCACCCTCCGTGGTGTCGAGCTTCTTCTCCTTGGCGTCCTTGATGAGCTTCTCCAGGACGGAGTCCGGGGGGCGGCGGATGACAAGCTCCACGGGGCCTTCGAGCCCCTCCACCTTGACACGGGTGTACTCCCGCCAGGGGGCGCGGAGGAGGCTGTGCTTGATGCTGGCGACGTCGGACATGGTGTTCTCCAGGGGGTGGGTGAGTAGAGGGTGGGGTGGAGCGTCAGATGGGCTCGAACTCGTTGATGCCGAACTCGATGGAGACGGAGACGAGGGCGCCCGCCTCCAGTGTCATGGGGTAGCTGCCGATGACGCCCTCGTAGAGCACGCCCTGGGCGCCCGCGGCGGCATCAGGGTGCTCGATGCAGGCCACCCAGATGGGCTTGCGCGCGAGGTAGGCCGCCTTGATGGTGGTGAGGATGGGGCTGTCCTTCACCACGTCCAGCTCGAGCGTGCCCTTCATGGTGCGAAAGCCAGGACTGTACTGCACGAGGCCCTTGGTGTTGTTCAGGTACTTCAGCTCCCGCAGCTCCATGGAGTCCGGGATGTCGAACTTCTTGAGCGTCTTGGGCTTGTTGGCGTCCGACAGGGCCTCCGTCTTGGCCGCGAGGATGTGAATGGAGTACAGGTGGGCTTCGATGACTTCGGGGGTGGGCATGACGGAGGACTCCTACGAGGTGAGTTTGGCGATCTCCTGCATGAGCACCGTCCCCACGCCCTTCTTGAGCTGTCGGGAGATGCCCTTGGTGGCGCGGCGCAGGAAGTCGGGAGGGGGCTTGAGCGCGTCGCCCCAGTGGAATCCCTGGTGGATGGCGCCGGCCGCGGGGTGCGCGTAGCCGCACGTCCACGTGGAGGACTTCCTCTCGGGATTGAAGAATGGTCCGTCGAGGAAGGCGGTGTCGGCGAGGTTGAGCGGATCGCCCGGAGCTCCGCCGCGGGGGACGAAGAAGAGGGAGATGTCGAGAATGAGCCGGGCGGCGTCGCGCAGGGGGTGATCCAGGGCGCGGAGCACCTGCTGGGCGTTGTCGCGCAGCAGGCGCAGGGGCCTGACGTCCACTTTCATCTTCACCCGGATGCGGCTGTTGCGGCGGGGCGGCATGCCCGACGAAAAGGGGCGCTCAGAGTGCGGAGAAGTACTCGGCTTCCACGGTGAGCGACCAGCGCGGCCGCCCCTCCTCATCCTCTCCGAGGAAGGTGGGGCCGCCGTCCTCGACGTCCACGCGCACGTACCCCTCGGGGTGGGCGTCGTACAGCGCCTCCCACGCCGCGCGGGCCCGGGCGCTTCCCTCGCTGTAGCCGTCCGGACCGCGCTCGCCGCACACCAGCACGGTCACCGTGCAGCGGTGGAGCGCCATCCCCGCGTTGGCCAGGTACTTCTCCGGCTTCTCCGAGGCGGAGAGCCGGCACGCGATGAAGGCGTCTGGGGCTCCCGGGGAGTAGGGCCCCGCGTAGAGCGTGGGCAGGCTGTCCGCGAGGCTGCCCAGGCCCGCCGCCTCGAGCAGGCGCGCCACGTCGAGCTCCACGTCCTTGAGGCGGCTCACACCACCACCTCGCTGTGGTCGAACGCCCCTGTCTCCAAGTCCTTCCGCTCGTAGGCGTTGAGGGCCCGGCGGCTCGCCGTGTAGTCGGCCGGGTTGGTACCGGGCAGCCACAGCAAGTCCCGCGGGCCGAGCTGGGCCGTGGTGTACAGGGTGCCTTCGCACACCACCTGCTTGCCCTCGGCCGACTTCACCAGCCGGGCACCGGGCTCCCACCGGCAGGGCCAGGGCTCGGGCGGGCCGAACTCCTCGCGCCGGCCGTTGTCCACCATGCGCTGAAACCGGCGCAGGTGGAGCGTCTCACGCATGTCCTCGAGGAAGAGGCTCATGCCTTCCTCCGGCGCGCCTTGTAATAGGGCTGGGCGAGCTGCTGGGCGAGGGTGGGCACCGCGGACCTGTCGGCCGCCCAGGTGATACTCCCCCCGCCGATGCTGCGCGAGGTGACGTTCGGGTCCCTCCCCGCCCCGGAGCGCAGCGCGGTGAGGGTAACCAGCGCGGCCTCCTCAAGCGGCGTGGGCAAGTCGGCCACCAGGGTGCTCGCCGGGTCGGCCGCGAGCGCGAGGGCCACCTGTCCGGGCGTGCACCAGCCCGCGTCGAAGGTGACGCGGAGGGTGCCGGTGTCATGGGCGGTGTGGGGCTGGGGAGCCACTCCCTCCGTCCACTCGCCGGTGAAGGGCCAGCGGCCCCGGCGGCGCACAACGCGGCCGAGCCGTGGGCTCTCCAGGAAGTACTCCCCCGCGGGCACCTCGGTGCCGTCCACCTCCACCCGCAGCACGCGGCGCACCGCCCCGGCCCGGAGGAAGAGGGTGCGCCCGCCCTCGCTGGGCACCGTCTCTTCCACGCCCTCGCGCAGGTGGGCCTCGTAGCCGAGCCAGTCTGCCAGCGCCTGGCTGGCTGCGGTGAGGAGCGCGGGCAGCTCCGCGTCCGTGGAGGACACCCGGAGCCGCGCAGCCGCGCGTGCCATGGTGGTGAAGTCATACGGGGTGGGCATGGGGTACCTCGAAACGGCACCGGGGAGGCAGCCTGTGGGAGGCCACCTCCCCGGGCGGGGTGGAGTGGGGTGGGCGGCGTCAGACGGGCAGGGTGGAGAAGCCGCCGAGTGTCACCGAGGCGGCCACGTACTGTTTGGGCGAGCTACCGCCGGTGAAGACCGTCACCACCTTGCAACGCAGCTGGGTGTGGCCGCTCGGCAGGCGCGTGAGGTTGAGGTCCACCTCGTCGCTCGTCTCGTCAGCGGTGAGATCCACCGTGCTGTTCTCCACCGTCACCCACGTAGGCGAAGCGCCGGGCGGGGCGGACTCCAGCGAGACGGTGGCCTTCTGCGTGGCGGGGGTGCCCGTGGCGGCGCCAGTGCTCACGGTGAGCATGCAACTCCTGGCGCCCACCACACTGAAGGCGTCGCCGTAGTCGGTGCCCGCAGAAAGGAGGGAGGGAGGGTAGCCCTGGATCTTGCCGTCCGGGGTGGCGCTGCGCAGGAACGCGCCGATGTCGACAGCCGTGGGGTGCATGGGGGCTCCAAAGACAGACAGAAAAAGGGTGGTGTCAGGACAGGGTGACGTCGTCCGAGTAGGAGACAGCGGTGTTGTGCCGCAGTTGCCAGTCCACGTACATGATCGCCTTGATCATGGTGAGGTCCTCGGCGAAGTGCGGCTGCGCCATGTCGAGGATGATGTCCCCGGCCTTGGTGTCCATGCCGAAGTAGATTTGACTCGCCAGGCCGAAGAGGAAGAGGTTGTCCCCGTAGGCCTCGGTGACGTGGACGGGTTTGCCGTTGAGCTTTCCCTGGTCGAGCTGGTCGCGGTAGATGAACCCGCCGCTGTCGAAGCGCAGCCCCTTGAGCGCGGTCTCCACGGCGCTCGAGAAGCTCCAGAAGGGCTGGTTGCCTTCCAGCACCAGGTTGCTCGCCTTCACCCGCTGCTCCATGGTGTCGACGAACGTGATGACGTTGTCGCGGTTGGCCTGGGTGATGGCCACGCCCGCCACCTTGTTGCTCGCCTTCACCTGCTTGGTGATGCCCAGCGGGTTCGGGCCCGTGCCGTCTCCGAGAACGCCCGCCTTGTCGGCGGCCACGCCCACGGCCGAGAGCAGGTCGTCCGCGAGCAACCCGGCGCTGTCGAGCGAGGGGTTGCGCAGCAAGTCATTGCTCGGCTCGTAGATGCCCATGAGCTTGTGGCTGCCGAGGATGACGGCTCCGGTCTCCACCTTGCTCGTCTTGGGCGCCTGGCCCTCGGCGACGAACTCGGCCACTGCGCCGCCATTGAGTCGGCCGATGTTCAGCTTACCGTTGTACGTCTCCTTGCGCGCGCCAGCGCGCAGCAGCACCGTGCGTGGGCGCAGCAGCTCGATGATCTCCGAGGAGTACTCCTGGGCGAGGAGCGAGCCGCCCTGGCCGAAGACGCTCTCGAAGGCGCTGGCGGACTTCTTCACCCACGCCTGGGTAGACGCGTCCGACTTGGCGGCGTGCATGGGGTGGTGCATCCACAGCGACTTCATGCGCAGGCCAATGGCGGTGCGCAGATCCGGCTTGCCGGCGGCGCCCTTCCCGGTGGTGTCTGCCGGGGTGGTGCGGGTACGGGTGGCCTCCTGGGCGGCCACTGCCTTGGCGACTTCGCCGGCGATGACACGCTGGAGGGCAGCGGGGAACTTCATGGGGTGACTCCGTGGGGAAGTGGCCCGCGCGGGCGGGCCCAGGGGCTTGGCCGGGAGAAGAGGCGGCTCACTTCTTCTTCGGGGTGGGGTTGAAGAAGGCCTTCATCTCCTCCGCCTCCTCGGGCGTCATCTCCATGCCCTCCTCGTTCTTCTCCTCCTCGTCTCCCGCCTCGTCAGTGTCCGTCTCCTCTCCGCCCTCGGACTTGGAGCTCGCGGCCGCGAGCGCGTCCAGCTTCTCCAACACGGGCTGGAGCACCTCGGCGACGGCAGCCTTGATGGCATCCAGGTCTGCCGGCTCGAGCGCCTTGGCGGGCGTCTCCTCGGCGGGGGGCGGGGTGTCGTTCTTCTGCTTCGGCTGCTGGCTCTTCACGCGGTGTGCCTCCGGGTTGGCGGGGATGTTGACGATCGACACCTCGAGCAGCTCCACCTCCTCGTAGTCGAGCCCACCCTCGGCGTTGGGCTCGTACCGGAGGATGCGGAAGCGGATGCTGCAGGTGCGCAGCGTGCCGGCCTTCACCTTCGCCGACACGGTCTTGGACAGCTCGTCCACCTCGTCGAAGGTGGGCTCCATGAACCACTCGTCGCCCTCGCGGAAGACACGAGCGGTGCCCACCGCAGGCTCGCAGTCGTCGTGGTTCCACAGCAGGACGGGGTTGCCCTCGTAGGCCTCCGTCTTCAGGCTGTTGGGGCGGACGCGATCGCGGTGCCTGTCCAGCACCTGGGTGCTGATGCGGAAGACGGGCTTGCCGCCCTCGGACTTCTGCACCAGGTGACCCAGGGACTTGATGACGCTGTCGGCTGGGAGAGTGGCTCTCGGCTTCATGGCCGGAGAGAAGGGGTGGGTCACCTGAAACAGACCCCAAGTGTTCTTCCTCCACCATGTCACGCGACTTCAGACCACGTTGCCGCAGCCACGCGAACTCTGAATATTGAGGAGGCTGTTAGCGCCCCCCCGATGACCCAAAGGCAACCCTCCCATGAAATCTAGCATCTGGACGAAGGCAGAGCTTTTTCGCCGTGTGGTGTCGAATTCGGTACTGCTCGCCACAATCGGCTGTGGAGGAGTCGCGCTTGACCCAAGTGAATTACAGCTCCTGGGTGACGAAGCACAGCTCTCGAACAGCGACAAGCCGATCGCCGATCTGAGTTCGATTGGTAGGATCGTTAGACTTGTAGCTCAGCATAGCTGGCAGTGCCTGGATGTGCTGGGTGGGTCCCGCGATCCATTTACGGAACTCGTCCAGTATCCATGCCACGGCGGGGATCATCAGCGGTTCCTCATTGAGGACCTGGGTAATGGTTACCACACGATCAGGGCCATGCACAGTGGGCTGTGTCTGGATGTGCTGGGTGGGTACTACGAGCCAATGACTCACGTCGTCCAGTATCCATGTCACGGTGGGGACCATCAGCAATTTCGTATCGAAGACCTGGGTAATGGTTATCACGCGATTAGGGCTAAGCACAGTTTGCAAGTTTTGGATGTCGCTGGTGCGTCGCACGACCCGCTGGCGCGTGTCGTTCAGTATCCGCGGCACGGTGGTGGAAACCAGCAGTTCCGAATTGAATAGGATTCAGGGGTATTCGGTCGGGGAGGGGCGATCGCCTCTACTGCGTGCTCCTCTCTTAACCGTGGTTGATCCGGTGTCGGGGCCTCTCCTGACCGCTCAGCTCCGACGCCCACTCAATCCGCCGCAGGCCCGCGCGGGGGCGGCGGGTTGCGCGGCTCCTGGGGCGCGTCCTGGACGGGCTGGGCACCGGGGAGGGGGCGCGGCCGCCTGCCGGCGAGCTTCGGATCCGGGGGATAGCCTCCGAAGGCGCGCACCTCATTCCAGGTGAAGCCCTCGTTGAAGGCGCCCGTCATGACCTGGAGCGTGCGCTCCCAGCTCTGGGGGCGCGGGTCCTCGTAGTCGAGGATGGCGTCCTCGTCCACGAGGGGGATCAGGCGCAGCTGGTACTCCGTGCGCTGGAACTCCAGCCGGGGCAGCACTGCGTACTCGGCCAGGGTGTACTTGGCCTCCTCCGAGGTGGAGCGGTTGGCGGACGTCAGGTCCCCCATGAGTTCGGGTGAGACGTTGTATGTCTGCCGCGTGTAGTCGCGCAGGCCTTTCTCCGCCTCGTCCATTTGCAGCGCGCGGAAGTCCTGCTGAATCTGCGACAGGGACACCTTGCCGTTGACGAACCAGACGCGGCCGGCGGACTCCGGCTTCTGGAATTTCTCGTCGTACTCGGCCTGGAGCTCGTCGGCCTTGTCGTCCCCGGCGGGGCCCTCGTCCACTCCCACCACCGCTGCCGGCAGGCCGCCCCGGACGAAGGTCGCCTTTCGCGCGCGTTGAATACTCTCGGCCGTGTCCAGCTCGTCCCCCAGCGCGAGGCCCCGGCCCGTCCCGCGGCCATAGGGGTTCTCCGGATCCAGGTGCCGCAGCCAGAGCACCTCGGGCGCGAGCACCGAGCCGGAGAATCGGTTGTAAGTGAGGACGTAGTGGGTGCCCGTGTCGGTGGGCGTCTGGTGCACGCAGTGGGGCGGCACCACCTCGTAGCCCGCCACGCGCCGCTCGCCGTCCAGGGTGCGGCGCAGCCAGAGGAAGGTTTCTCCCACCAGGTCCAGGTGCACCTGCTGAAGCTTGCGCAGGGCCCGGCCGGTGAATTCCGGGTGGGGGGACTCCAGGATGTTGAGCAGCTCGTGGCTCTCGCACTCCACCAGATCCCCGCGCTCGAGACCCCGGGACAGCGCCTTGTGCCGCTCCAGCCTCCCGTCCCGGGTGCGCGCCCCGCTGCCCAATGCCTTGCAGGAGACGGCGAGCGCCTTGCCCTTGGCGGTGACGGGCTTGAAGACGCGCCAGCGCGGCGTGGCCGTGGCCTCGGCCACCGTGTCCACTACCGCGCGCAGCCACGCATTCTCCCGGTAGGCGAGGAGCACCGCGCGGGAGCCGCGTCGCGGGGAGAAGGGGAGGAGCGGAATGGCGTGGACGAGCGGGCGCCCGGTGTTGGGGCCGAGCAGCAGGCCTGTCAGGGCGGCCTTGAGGCGGGTGCGGAGGGAGGCCATGCCGCCGAGAAGGGGCGCGGCGCTACTCCTCGTCTCCGCTCTCGTCCTGGGCCTCGGCGGGACGCCCCGCCACACCGGCGTTCTGCCGCTTCGGGCACACGTACAGGTAGATGGGCCAGGCGAAGGCGTCTGCTCTATCGTCGCGCCCGTGGCCGCCGTCCTGGCCGGTGAACTTGGCGAGCTGCTCCTCGAGGCGGTGGTGTTTGCCCACCATGTGCACCAGGCGCGCCTCGGCCATGGCGGACACCGGGGCCGCGCGCTCGGCCTTGGACTGCATGGCGCGCATGCCCTTCACCTTCACCTTGCCGTCCACCGAGCGGATGACGTTCTTCACCAGCGAGCCGCCGGTGTTCGTCTCCGCGAAGATGAAGGCCTTGCGCTTCGGCGCCAGGTGCTCCCACCGGCGCAGGGCATCCACGGCCGCCTGGGCCCAGGTGGTGGGCTCGGGGGAGCGAAGGGAGGCGTCCTGCAGCACGTACACGTGCAGCAGCCCGTCCGCTTCCTCGCGAATGCCCTCCACGACAATCCCGTGGAGGTCGCTGTCCTTCTTCTCGCCCGTGGCCGGGTCGACACTCACCACGAGCTTGTCGAAGAGCGGCTTGCCCTCACGCGGGGCGATGGCCTCCACGCTCTCCACGCGCGAGGCATTCCAGTCCACCTTGCCGTAGAGGCACGCGTCCTCGAGGAAGAGCAGCTCGCCGTGAAACTCCCGGCGGCCAATGGTGGTGTTCTGGAGGCGCCGGGCGTAGGCGATGTACTTGCCGTCCAGGTTGGCCGCGTTGTCGAAGGTAGACGAGCACGCGAGCACCAGCCCGTCCCGGTCCGAGAGAATCTCCCGGAAGAGCGGATTGGGGTTGGGCGTGGTGGTGATGATCAGCCGGGCCGGAAGACCGAGCTGGCGCATCCGCGGCGTCTGGATTCGGGCGACGCGGCGGCACTCCCGGTACACTTCCTCGGGCGACTTCTTCCAGGCGACGATCTCGTCCGCCCAGACGAGGCTGACGTTGTAGCCGCGCAGCTTGTCTGGGTTCTGCGCGGGGACGTAATAGGCTCTGGCTCCGTTCGGAAATTCGAGTGTCCGCTTGCTGCGCCGGTGGACCGGGCGGAACCACGGCGGGGCGAGCGAGAGGATTCCGCTCGGGCCCTCGAGCTGCGTCTTGCGGATCTCCGAGTCGGTGGGCCCGACAATGAGGATGCGCGCCTCGCTGTCGGCCGCGGCCTCCTCGATGACGGCGATACTGCCGGCGTACGTCTTGCCGGCGCCGCGCCCGCCCAGCAGGAACCAGGTGCGCCACACGCCCGAGGGCGGCGTCTGCACCGGCCGCCGCCAGAGGGTGGGGTCGTAGTGCCAAGCAAGCACCTCCGCCTGGTTCAGCCGCAGGTGCTCGGTGATGGCGAAGTCGGCGGTGAGTTGCTCGCCGAGTTCGCGCCGGCGGCGCAGTTGCGCGCGGAACTTCAGCCCCGCGCGCTCGGAGATCGAGTGTCGGCCGTGCGTCTCGGGGCGGATGATGGGCAGGCCCGCGAGCGGGTTGTCCTGCACCGCGACCATGGCAACCATCAGCCGCCCTCCGCGGGTGCGGCCTCACCGGACTCGGGCGGCGCCTCCTCAGGTGGCTCCGCGCCTCGCTTGTCCTCCTCCTCGAGAAAGCGCAGCAGCTTCTCGGTAACGCTCTTGGCGGCGGCCTCGGGGGACACGAGCTCGAAGGCGGGTCCGAGCGCGCCGCCATGGGGCTGGGCCGCAGGCTCGCGCGACACGGTGAATTGCTTGGGACTGGTGACGCTGAGCAGCCACGTGAGGAAGCGCGGGTTGGCGTGGCGATCCACCACCGTGCGCTCGCCCAGCCCAATGAGGAAGCCGGTGCGGTGCGCCCAGGCCTGCTCGCACGCGAAGAGCAGCTCGGTGTAGATGCTGCTCTTGCGCCGGGCCACCGCGTCGCGGCCCTTGGTGAGCCACTTGCCCAGGCAGTCCTCGGTGGTGCCCGCCCTCGCCGCGGCGATCCGCTGGACGCCCGTCCGGGCGAGCGACTCGGCGATGATGGGAATCATCGCCTTGGTGAGCGTGGTGCGTGGGCCGCGAGTCCCGGCGCGCAGCTGGAAGCCCGCGAGCGGGTCGGGCAGATCGGGCGCATCCTCCCCAGGCCCGTCCGAGGGCTCGCCCATCAACTCCGGCGGCATGCCCCTGGGTCTGGCCATGCCCCGGAAGAAGGGGCGAACATGTCACGTCGATTGTGGGCTTAGGCCAACTGGGCTGCGATCCACGCGATGTTGCTGGCGCCTACAGAGTGCAGGGTTGTAAGGCCTGCACCCAACAGCACCATCTTCAGCAACTTCAGGAGCCAGTTGAGGTTTTTCTGCTTTCGTCCCATGTGCGTATCCTCCTCGTTGGTCAGCTTTGCGGTTTGCGCGAGGGTGATGATGCACTGCAGTCCGGTTAGAGCGGAAAACGCCAACAACCAATGGTGGAGCCCAATTTCCCCTGTGGTAGCAGGCCTAAGCCCACAATCTGAGTGACGCGAGCAGGGTAGCCAATGCTCCGTCTACCTCCAAGCCACCAGTGGTGAACCCTCATTCACCAAGGGGGGATCGTCCCGGGCCAACGGGTCGCCCGCCACCCGATGCGTCAGGACTGGGGCGGCGGGGTGAGGTCGCGCACCTGCGCGCTCAGGCACTTCGCCATGTCTTGCACCAGCGCGGCCACGGCCTTGGAGGTATCCGAGTCGCTGGTGTTCAGGAAGGCCGACGCCTCGGCCAGGGCGCGTACCCCGTGGCACAGGTCGGACATGGAGACCGGCGCGGTGGCGAGCTGGTTGACCAGGCCCTCCAGTCGATCCGCCTGCTGCTCGAGATCGGACGCGTCCACCTTCAGCTCGGGCACGTTCACGGTGATGGTCCCCGTGGAGCGTCCCTCGCGGATCGGGGCGGACTCGGCGCCACTCCGCTGCTCGCACTCGGAGATGATGGTCCGAGCTGCGAGTTCCCACCGGTCTCGGGTGAGTTGTCCAGCCGGTCCGCCCTTCATCAGGTCCGACCAAGTCGGCATGGGTCGGCCGTCGAAGGTGGTCCACGGGCCATGGGCGCCGGGGTGATCTCCGTAGGCCTCGTAGCCGATGCGGCCGGGTGTCCAATCTTCGAGTGTCGGTTGAGGCGAGGTGGCAGAGGAGGAGAGGGTGGTGGACGACTCGGACATGCGCGCTCCGGGGTGGACTGCGAGGTGACACCCCCGAGAAGGGGCGCGGAGTGCGCCGTTTTGCTCCTTTCTGCACCCCCTCCCGGCAAGCCCCGAGAGTGATTCCGAGCGGTTAGCGACCGGGGTAGGGCCCTCTACCCCGATTTTTCGGGGGGTCGTCCGACAGTTTCCGTCCAAAGCTTCGGTGGGGGAGCGTGGGGTAGCCGCGAGCACGAGATTGTTCGGCGCCAAGCAATCGTCCGCCGGGCCGCGCTCCCGGTTTTTGGGGGTGGGGGTCACCCCCTGTCCCACATGTAGGACACGTCCGCCCGGTAGGTTTTACCGCCTGCCCTCGGGGTCCGGCCCACGCCCGCGCGGGGTGGATCATCTGCCCCGCGCCGCTTCTCCGTGACCGTGGGCGCTTGCCCCGAGGAGGATGAGGTGGGTTGGAGATTCGCGGTCGCTGTGGGGCTGTGCTTCGTCGGCGCGATGGTTCCGGCCGCCGTGCTGCTCTACGCCTATGGGCCTGACGCCACGATCGGCACCGCGAGCGTGGACAGCCCGCGGCTTGTGCTTCGGCTCCTGGGCTCGATGCTGGGCACGTTGGCATGTGGCCTGGTTGCTGGCGTGCTGGCGCGGGGCGACGTGCTCGAGCGGTAGCGCGGATACGCCCCTTCTGGCGGGGCATGAGCACGCCCCCCGCTCCCACCCCCACCGAGTCCCGGCCCTCGCCGTGGCTCATCATGGCTGTGCCCATCGTCGTCACTCTGCTTGGCCACGCCGCGCAGTGGGGAACGCTGGGCGCGGACGTCCGCCACCTCGAGCGCCGGTGCACCACCACCGAAGCTGAGGTGGCGCGCGTCTCCTCCGCCCAGGCCAGCGCCGCCACCCAGTCCGCGCGCATCGAGGCGCGCCTGGACGGCATGGAGCGCGAGCTGTCCCGGCTCACCAACGCCGTGGAGCGTCTCGTGGCCGCCCGGTCCGCCACGGCCCGCGACGTCCCCTGATGCCTTTCAACCCCGGGCGGGCGCTGGTGCTCGTCCACCACCCAGGAGCAACACCATGCAGCCCCAGAAGCCGAGCCTCGGCCGCGTCGTCCTCTTCACCGGTGAAGACGGACTCGAGTGCGCCGCCGACATCGTGAAGGTGGACCCGCGGTGGTGCGGCGAGATCTGCCTGCACGTCAAGACGACCGACCCGGCACAACCCATCCGCGTCGAGTCCGCCCCCTTCGAGGAGGGCGTCAAGGACGCGCGCGGACGTAGCTGGCGGTGGCCGCCCCGCGTCTGAGCCCAACCCTTCAACCCTGGGCGGGCGCTGCTGCCCGCCCCTCACCCCCGGAGTACCTCCATGCGTCGTTTGTCCCTGTCGTCCCTCGCCGTCCTCTCGCTGCTGTCCCTCGCCTCGCCCGCGCTCGCCCAGGCCCCCGCGGCGGACTCCACCTACGCGGGCCAGCTCGTCGGAAGCATGTTCGACCAGGCCAAGGCTCAGGCCCGGAAGAACCCTCCCGCCCCCGTGGCCGCGCCCACCGTGCAGGCCCCGCCCGAGTCCCCGTCCCCCACCGAGGTGGGCCTGGGGGAGGTGGTGAAGCTGGTGGTGCAGGCCCTCACCTCGCGCAACTGGGGCCTGCTCGCGTGCGCCCTGGTGCTCGGTGCCGTCTACGTGGTGCGCCGCTTCCTCTCCTCCCGGGTGCCGTGGCTCTCCACGGACGTGGCCGGCGTGCTGCTGAGCATGGCCACCGCCGTGTCCCTCACGCTGGTCGCGGCGCTCCAGGCGGGCACGCCCATCACCCTCTCGTTGGTGCTTGGCGCGCTGCTCACCGCCGCGGGAGCCTCGGGGCTCTTCAGCTGGGGGAAGAAGCTCACTGCTGCGGCGAAGGGCAAGGTGGCGGCGAGGCCCGTGACGCACTGAGAGTGTGGATCGTCGGCATGGCGCCGATGACTGCGAGTGCGGAAATGCACAAATTTCGTCATTTGTTCATTTGGCGCACGAAGGGCCCGGTCTCCACCTCGGAGGCCGGGCCCTTTGCATGCTGCGACTACCTGCCCTAGTTGAACCCTGGGGGTGGGCTCACGGGGGAGGCGGGGATCACTCCGGGGATGGGGATGAGGATGTTGGACAGCACCGCGAAGAACGCGGCCAGGCCGGCTGTGACGGTGGTGGCGGCAGCTGCCTTGACCGCCGCCTCGCGCTGCAACTCACCCACCCCTTGCGCCTTGCGCACCTCCTCGACGTAGAAGACGGCGAGCTGCACGCCCTTGTTGCCCGGGTCGTCGTTGTCGTCGTCGTCATCGTTCTCGTCCTGGTTGGGGGTGCTGCCCTTCTTCCTGCACCAGTCCTTCTTGAGAGCCCTCACCCACTTCTGAGTGCTCGGAATGTCCTTGTAGAAGCGGTCCATCCCGGGTCCGGTGGCCTTGTTCTCGTCACCCAACATGCCCGCGAGGACAAAGAGCCCGAACTTTGCGTAGGCGCACTGTCGGTCCTCGAGCGTCCACTGCCCGCGGATGAGGCCCTTGTCCCAGGCTGTCTTGGCCACCTTCTGCACGAGGGCCTCCGTCAGACCCGCGAAGGTCTTCCACCCGGCGCGGCTGTTCATGGTGCTTGGGGTGGCCACCTCGGCGGAGGCGAACAGGGTGCCGGGACGAGGCGGGGTGTAGCCCTCCCCGCCGAGAGCCAGGGTTGGGAGCAAGAGGCACAGCAGGACTGCGGTGAACGGCTTTCTCATGAGGTGCAGCTCCTGAATCGCCCGGCGCTCAGTGCGCCTGGGCAGCGAGTCAGAAGGGGTGCCCCTCACCTCCGGCCGGGGGGGCGGGACGAGCCCCGAGGTGGCCGCGCCGCTGATGCAGGCCCTCACCTCGCATAACTGGGGCCTGCTCGCGTGCGGCTTTGTGCTCGGCGCCGTGTACGTGGTGCGCCGCTTCCTCTCCTCCCGGGGGCCGTGGCTCTCCTCGGACGTGGCCGGCGTGCCACTGCCGTGTCCCTCTCTCTGATGGTTGCGCTTCAGTCTGGCACGCCCATCTCCCTCTCGCTGGTGCTCGGCGCGCTGCTCACCGCCGCCGGGGCCTCGGGGCTCTTCTCCTGGGGAGGAAGCTCACCGCCGCGGCGAAGGGGAGGGTGGTGGCGACTCGCATGACGCACTGACTGTGCGGATCGTCTGCTTGGCGCCGAGCACTATCAGTGCGGAAGTTTACAGGTTTCGCAACTCGTGAACCCGAAGGACGAAGGGCCCGGCCTCCACCTCGGAGGCCGGGCCCTTCTCACATCTGGATCGGATAGCTACAGCGTCCACCTCGCGTCGATGTTGTTACGGCAGCGCCCAAACGGGCGCCGAGAAGATGATGGCCGCGCCGATGGCGGCCACCTCGGCGGGCGTGAGCGGCCGTCCCATGGCGTCGCGGGCGGCGCTCACCCCTTCGTCGATGGCCTTTTCCAAGGAGCTCCGCTCGTCCCGAAGCTTGGAGTCCTCGTCCCGAGCCCACGTCTGGTACGCCACGAGGCCGGGGTTGCCCTTCGGGCAGCGATCACCGCCCTGCTTGCTCAGACGGTGGAGGATTTCCCCCACGGCCTCCGGGCTGTGGATGCCGCCCTTCATGAAGGGCGCCATCGCCTTCACATGGAACTCGGTCAGCTTCTGGCGGAGGCACTCCTCGTCCTCGGGCGTCATCGTGCCCTTGCCGTACTTCTTCCATGTGGCGTGGATGTGGTTGGTGATGATGTCGTAGAGATTGTGCCACATCCGACTCCCGTCCCCCTTGTTGATGAAGTCCCGCGTCAACTTCTCCGCGGGCAGGTCCGCCGCGTACGTGACGGTGGGGCCGGAGAGGACGAGGAACGCCGCGGCGGTGAGCCACTTCATGGACTGCCTCATGAGACTGCCTCCTGAGTTGCCCGGCGCTTCATGCGGCCTGGGCACCGACTCAGAAGGGGCGTGCCTCACGCCCGGCGGGTGCTCCCGCTGCCCCCACAGCCCCCGCACAGGGGCCGCTCCAGGCCCGAGCCCTCGGGAGGACGTGGCCCCCAGCCGGAGCCCTCGCAGGCCTCGCAGACGGCATGGGGCGAGGCGGCGAAGTGCCGGGCCATGGCGAGGGAGAACTCCAGGGCCTCGCGTAGGACAGCCTCGTCCACGGCGAGCGCGCGCCAGGCGCGGCGGGAGCCCGAGGCCGCCGAGGAGCGGAGAATCCACTCCTCATAGGGGAACCGGAGCCCACCAGGCGCCACCGCCGCCAGGGCCTCCTCGTCCTGGAGCAGTTGCGCGTGGGCCTGGGCGCATGTCTCCTCGAGGGTGGCCACCCGCGCCCGGTACCGCTCGGCCTCGGAGGGGCTGACGGACTCGAGCGCCTGCAGCAGCTCGGCGAGCGTGGGCACGGGGAGAGGGGCGGAGGAGGGCAGGGGACAGGGCATGGGCGCAGCTCGGCGTGGGGAGGAGGGAAAAGACACGCGCCCCGGGCGGAGGGGGGAAGTCCGCCCGGGGCCCGCGGAGGCCGGCACTGCTCTGGGCCTCAATCGTGAGTGAGTCCGGTGCAGGGGTTGAGGCGGCGCCCGTGCTCCGGGCACTTCCACCCGCGCGCCTCGCAGGTGCAGCGCTCCTCCACGGCCTTCGTGCAGCAGCGCTCGGGCAGGCCGGTGGGCACCTTCGGCTCGGGCTCCTCGGACTCGGGCAGGCCCATGAGGCGACGCTGGCGCGGGGTGAAGAAGTACTTCATGCCCGCAGAGAAGGGGCGCGTGAATAGCCCGAGCTGGACAGCGTCGGTGCGGGCCGTGGTACACCCCGGCGCGGGAGGATCGCGCCATGTCCAAGTCCAACACCCCTCAGAGACGACTGGGGCCGTACGTGCTCGGGCCGAGGTACAAGAACACCGAGGACCTGGGACGACTCTTCCGGGCTCGCAACATGGAGACGGGCGCCCCGGCCCTGGTGCTCGAGCACACCGAGCGCCAGGCCCTGGACGTCCCGGTGGCTGACTGGACGCTGCGCCTGCGCTCGTCCGTGTCTCCCGCGCACCTCGCGCTCGAGGTGGAGTCCGCGCCCAAGTCGGTTGACGGGGAGGTGGCTGGCGAGGAGCTGGACTGCATGCTGGAAGATCTGCACTTCGCCGTCACCCGGGTGCTCCGCAGTCCGGAGACGCTCCGGCACCTGCGCTCCCTGCACACGCCGGCCACCCCGTTCGCTGCGCTAACAACTCCGGCGTGGTACCGCCCGGCGCTCGGGGCCGCGCTCGCGACCTGCGTGGCGCTGCTCATGCTCCACGCAGGCAACTCCACCCCGGTGGAGGACTGGTCCTCGATTCGAGAGCTGGCCACGGCCCGGAACGATGCGGGCTGGGAAGGAGACGTGACGGGCGCGGCGCTCACTGGCCTCGCGGACTTCGAGCCGCTCGTGCTCGCCCGGCCCATGCCCAAGAAGCCCTTCGAGGTGCAGAAGAAAGCGCCGTGTGACAAGACGCTGGAGGAGGAGCACTTCGGCGGCTGCTGGGTGCCGCACAAGACTCCCGCTCCCTGTCCCGACAAGCTCTATGAGCTGAACGGCACGTGCTATCTGCCGGCCGTCAAGGCGTCGCCCCCGCCTGCGTCGATCTTCCGATAGGGACTTGCGCTTCACGGCAGGTGGTAGTATCGATTTGACGGCAGTCTAGTTGTTACGTGTGTCCTCGTTGTTAGTGGCAGCGAGTCCACATCACATCTCAAAACTTAGGGGTTGGCGCGCTTGCGCATGGGCCAACCCTTCTCTAGAGCCGACCCACTGGTACGTCCACGGGTTCGCTCGGCAGCGCCCCGCACGTGCCACTAACACGTGTCGGGGCGTCTGTTTATGGGGTGTGCGGTGGAGCACCAGCGTCCTCTCTCCCTGCCGAACCCGGCCGCTCGCGCCTCGTGCGCTGGAGCGCCAACCCATGCATCCCTCTCGTCGGAGCATTCCAACCACACCATGCGTGTGACCTCGGACGGACATCCGTCACGCTGGACGCATGTCCCATGGGGTCCACACCGGAGATGGTGGCACGAAGGTTGTTAGCAGCGCGGCAGTGACGTGGGCGAGGGGGAAGGGGAGCACCAACAACAGGGCGGCACGGGCGCGGCGAGCGCAACGGCATGTGCCTGCCCAATGCACAGCAGCCGGTGGAGAGTGTGATGGATGCAGGTGTGGTTTCAGTGTCAGACGACTCGGCATGGACGGTGGAGGAGGCCGCGCGCTTCCTCGGCATTGCCCCGAAGACGCTCTACCGGTGGGCGTCGGAGGGTCTGGTTCCCAGTGTGAAGATGGGCAACCTCCGGCGCTTCAGCCCTCGAGCTCTCGCCGCCTGGCGCGAAGGGCGCACCCACGGGGGTAGGTAGCCGTGGCCTACGCCTTCTTCCGAGCCAGCCATCGTGAGGCCAAGGCCGGGGCGAGTCTCGTTCGCTACCGGGGCCAGCTCGGCGTCTGGTACCTCGGTTACAAGGACGAGCACGGCCGATCGCGGCAGTGCAAGTCCGCCGCGGCCACCCAGGCCGAGGCGGAGAAGCTCGCCACGGAACTCGAGCGCAAGGCCGAGCGCGTACGCCTGGGCGTGGACGCCGCGGTGAAGGAGGACATGCCGCTTCGGGAGGGGGTGGCGCTCTACCTCGCCTCGCTTCCGCCCGAGTACCGCAGCAAGGCCCAGCTGGAGTCGCGCTTCCGCCTGCGCATCCTCCCCCACCTGGGCGAGCTGCTGTGCCGGGCCATCACCCCCGCGGACGTGAAGCGGATGCTCGCCGCCAACGCCGACACGGCGGCGCAGACGCGTGAGCACCTGCGCGTGGCGGTGGCGGGCTGCTTCTCCTTCCTCATCCGCGATTTGAAGCTCGTCACCGGGGAGAACCCCGCCGCCGCGCTGGGCAAGGTGGCCATTCCGAAGAGCCGGCCGAAGTTCCTCCAGATGGAGGACGTGCCCCGGCTGCTCTCCGCGGTGCCCGCTCACTACCGGGCCGTCTTCACCGTGGCGGTGGGCACGGGCCTGCGCAAGGGCGAGTTGCTCGCGCTGCGCTGGGACGACCTGGATCTTGGGCGCCGCTGCCTCCATGTGGGGCGCAGCCACGACAGCCACACCACCAAGGGCGGCCGGGCCCGCGTCATCCCCGTGCCCTCCTGGCTGGTGCCCCTCTTCGTCGAGCTCGCGCGCGAGGTCCGGAGCGCCTTCATCTTCCCGGACGAGCGCGGAGGGCAGCAGAAGAAGTGGGTGGCCTTTCACCGCATCATGAAGACGGCGCTCGCGCGGGCGGGTCTCGTGGAGGGGTTTGATCACCGCTGCGTCTCCCGGGGCGCGCGCAAGGGGTGTGGTCACGTGGAGCGCCGGGCGGACAAGGCCCGGGTCGCGTGCCCGGGTTGCGGCGCCCAGTTGTGGCCCACGCCGGTGCCCCTGCCGCTGAGCTTCAAGGATCTCCGCTCCACCTTCGGCACCTGGGCCTACGCCCAGACGGGCAACATCCGCTTCGTGCAGGAGGTGCTCGGTCACGCGGACGTCAGGGTGACGGAGGAGCGTTACAGCCACGTACTGGAGGAGAACCTTCTGCACCTCGCCGATCAGGTGAATTTCGGGCCGCCACCAGGGGTGGAGGGCGGGCTGAGTTCTGTCAGTCAGTTGCAAGTGACGCGCGGACAACCGCGAGGAAACCCGGGGAGGGGCGCGAGGGTGCACCCCCCCACTTTCAGAGGGAGAGAGGACATGAGAGCAACACCGAGCAATGGCGGGGAAAGATTATTTCTGCCTCCGGAGCCAAAGGCCGCAGGTTCGACTCCTGCATCGCGCGCTGATGGAACCCGGCGGAACTCCTCGGAGAAATCCCGAGGAGTCCGCCGGGAGACTCGGCCCCCCAGGCTTCCCCATCAGACAGTTGCAGGTCTGCCGCACGGGCCTTGCTCGGCTGTCGCGCCTGTTCCTGGTTGA